CTGACGCTCACGGCGTCCGTCTGGTATATCGAGCGGTCCTCGGGCGGCGGGACGTTCGCCCGGTTGATCGATAAGAACGTCGGCGGGAACGGCTTCTACATCCGCGCCGAAGGGACCGGCACGATGGTCTTCGAGTACCGGAAATGGACGCTCACCGCGGGCACGTTCTCGTTTCCGAGTCCAGCCGTGGATGCGTCCGGTGCTGTCATGCCGCACCACATCGCCGTCTCGTATGACGCCTCGGCCGGCACGGGGGCCATCCCCGTCGTGCTGATCGACGGCATCGCCCAGACCGTGACGACCCTCACGGCCCCAACCGGAACCGCGACTGACAGCGAGGTCAGCGATTTACGTATCGGGGATCGCTCGGCGGTGGATCGGACGTGGGACGGGCTGGTGGCCGATGTGCGTCTCTACAACCGGGCAATGACCACGGGCGAGATGTCCGCGCTCTGGAATCCAGCCACGCGCTGGGAGCTCTACCACACGGTCGCGCAGAAGATGGGTAGCCTGGTGTCTGGGAATGCCATTGCCGCAACGGCCTTCCCGCACCACTACTACGCCCAACAGAGGAGCGCGTAGGTGGACGGCTACCTAAAACAGTCAACCGCTGCACAAACAAGGACGATCGGTCCTTTTGTTGATGATGTCGACTTCAAGACGCTGGAAAACACGCTCACGATTGCCAACACCGACATTCTAATCAAGAAGAACGGCGCGGCCAGCGCAGCGAAGAATTCTGGTGGCGCAACGGCTGATGGTTCGGGTGGTTTGTATGCCGTGACGTGGGATGCGACCGACACATCCGCCGTGGGCCAACTCAGTTACAGCGTGAAGGTAGCGGGTGCGCTCGTGGCCTTCGGGACATACACCGTGCTCGAAGAAGCGATCTACGACGCGCTGTTTGTCGCCAGCGCGAATGCGTTTACTGGTGCCGCAGGAGCGACCAAGGTGACAGGCGTGGTCCTCACCGACACGCTGACCACCTACACGGGTAACACGGTGCAAACCGGCGATAGCTTCGCCCGTCTCGGTGCTCCGGCTGGCGCCAGTGTGTCGGCGGACATCGCGGCGATCGAAGCGCAAACGGATGACATCGGCGCCGCTGGCGCGGGCCTCACGGCGCTCGCCTCCGCCACCGAACTGGCGAAGGTGCCCAAATCGGACGGGACCGCGACCTGGAACGCGACGGCGCTGGCGAGTCTTCAACAGGAAGCCACCGACGCTTTGGAAACCACCATCGCGGACTCGATTCCCGCCGACGGCACACGGCCCACGGTGAAACAGGCGCTCTATATCCTGACCCAGTTCATGCTCGAGCGCGCCGTGAGCGGCACCACCGTGACGGTGAAGAAAGCCGATGGCAGCACGACGCTCTTTACGTTGACGCTGAATGACGGCACCACGCCTACCTCCATCACGAGGGCGACGTAATGGCCGACATCAACCAGGTCGTCACGCTCGGCATCGGCACGCCGGCCGACATTCCCCATTTCCTCCTGCTGGGCTTATCGCTGGGTGCCGCGCCTGTGGGTGATCCCAGCGTGATGGACCTCAGCGGGGCGTATCAGCCCACGATTGCCGCCGCGGGTCGCTCTCAACCGACGCTCTACGCGGTCGGCACGTCTCAGCCCGCGATTGATCTTGCGGGACAGGTTGAGGACTAGATGGCCGCCCTCGTCACCATCGGCGGCAATGGCAGCCTGTTTGTCGGGGAGGATAAATCCGTCCGACTCGAAGTGCTCGACACCGACGGGGTGCCCGTCGATCTGACCGGCTGGGCGGTCCGCTTCCTCGTGTTATCGCAGAGCGGATCGGTCCTGATCGATGAGACCGCCGCGATCACGGGCGTCTACAGCGCCACCAGAAGCGCCAACACCCAGCGCGCGGTGGTGACACTGACCGACACCGAGATGAATATTCCCGACGGCACGCATCGGCATTCGTGGAAACGCACAGATGATGGCAGCGAAACGATCCTGGCCTATGGCAATTGTGTCGTGGAACGGACGACGCAGGCATGAGCGCCATCCTGAAGCAGTCGTCCGCGAAATGCTGCTGGTGTCAGGGGCCCTTGGTACAAGTGGTGTCTGATCCGGGCATCTGGTGGTGTCTCACCCAGGAGTGTTTCCGCAAGCAGTTAAAGGACGGCATCTCGAGACAGGTCACGGAGTGGGAGCGCATTGACGGCGAGAACGTCCCGAAAAACCGTTACGAGCGGCTCCATATTCCCACCCCGAAACAGGCGATGTTTGCGAGTCATCCAGCGAAGTATCGCCTCTACGGCGGCGCGGCAGGTGGCGGGAAGTCCGTGCAGGGTCGTCGCGGGATGTACAAGAAGGCGTGCGCGATTCCTGGCTACGAAGGGTTGATTTTACGCGAAACCTTTCCCGAGCTCGAACGTACGCATCTGCGGCGAATGGCTGAAGAGGTGTTGTGGTTTGGCGGCCAAGCGGAATTTATTGAGTCCAAGCGGCTCATGAAATTCCATCACAAGAACGGGCCGGATGCGTTGATCGAATGCGGCCACATGGACGATGAAAAGGCGCTCCAGAAATATCTTTCGACGGAATACGACGAGATTCTAGCGGATGAGGGATCTCGGTTTGATCCGCAGCGACTCTTGGAACTCAGCACGCGCGCACGCACGGGCGAGCAGAAAGTGGCTGTCTGGCAAGCTGGTGGGCCTCGCTTTAACGTGGTGAGTAACCCCGGCGGTCGCGCGGCGCAGATGCTTAAAGACCTGTTCATTTCGCACGACTGCGATCCCGAGAAGTATCCGGTGCTAGCTCGCATCAACCCGAAGACGGGAAAGCCCTTTTACCAACCGCACGAGTGGGAATACATCCCAGCAACGTTGGACGACAATCCATATCTCGACGAGTCGTATGAGACCTCTCTCGCTGTGTTGCAGCCGTGGCGCTACGATCAACTCCGTAACGGCGATTGGGACGTGTTTGCCGGTCAGTTTTTCGCAAACTTCTCAAACGCGAAGCACACGCGCGAGGTCACGATTCACGATCCGAAAGAGGCGACGTGGTTCCGCGCGCTCGATTGGGGCTTTCACGATCCCTGTGTCATCGGATGGTTTGTGGCCCTCCCCGATGGGCACTATCACTGCGTCTACGAGCTGAAAATCAACGAGACGCTGATCATCGACGTGATCCGCGAGGTGCACTCGATCGATCGGGCGCTGGGCCTGCCGACGCCGGTTTCCGCCACACGGACCTACGCCGATCCCGCCACCAGGCAGCGCGGCGGGCAGACAGGTGAAAGCATCCTCGAAACCTTCGGGAAGTGTGGGATGCCGCTGATTCCCTCGGTGAACGAACGGGTCAACGGCTGGATGCGTGTGCAAGCGCTGCTCAAAGACGCCGAGGACGGGATTCCGTTTCTCACCTTTGCGCCGGAGTGCAAGTATCTCCGTCGCTCGATGGCCTCCGCGATCTCTGATGAGAAAGCGCCGGATGACATCGATCAGTCGATGGACGATCACGGGCTCGACATGATCCGGTACTTCGCGATGTCCCGCCCGATGCCGCGAAGCCCCGAAGCGACGAAGCGTCCACCACCCGGCACGGCCGGCCATTTACTTGACGAAGCGATCAGTGAGGCCACTGCAGCATGACCGATCCTCTTGACACCGGCTTGCTCCAGATGCCCACCAGCGGCCCCGGCTCTATGGAGAGCTGGCGCAATCAGATCACGCTCGCCAAAGCGAATCTGGAGAGCATTGCCGCAGAACGCAACTGGGACAAGAACCAGGAAGCGTATCTAGGCAAAGGGAATCGCCAGAAGTACGGCCGGAACACCACGATCATCCGGAAGGATTACAGCCTCACCGAGATCAAAAAGGCGCTGCTGTTCTACCAGCTCCCGGATGTGGCGGCGACGGCGAAGAAGCCCGAGTTCGAACCCGCGGCCCCGCTCGTGGGGGCGGTGGTCAATGACTACCTCAGCCCCGAGCGTACGAACGCCATGGCGATGGTGGATGAAGTCTTGGCGGATTTACTCGTTCCTGCCGGTATCGGGGTGACGAAGATCGGGTACGAGTGCTTCGTTGATCCGAAGGTGCGTGAGCTCCCGGCCATGAATCCCATGACGGGCCTCCCGGCGGTCGATCCGATGGGTCAGCCCGTGATGCAGCCTAACATGGTCCGGGAGAAATACTTCTGGGAACGCATCCCGCCGAAGATGTTCCTGTTCCCGGCCAAGTTTATCGGCTCAGACTTCGATAAAGCTGCGTGGAACGGTTTCCGCTACAGCGCCAGCAAAACCGCCACGGCGCGGACGTTTGAGCTCGAGCTGAAAGACCTCCAGACCGGCGGGATCGACACGAACAAGGACTTACTGGCCTCGGATGTGTCTCGCGCCGCGGCGCAAAGTGACACCGACGACACGGTGAACCTGATCGAAATCTGGTACCGGGCGGCGGAGGTCGATCCGAACGTGGGCGATCCAGAGATCATCCGGCAACTGGTGCTCCTCGAGGGCCGCGAGGATAAGCCCTTGGTGCACCGGGATTCGCCGTACCAGAAGATCGAAGGTGGCCAGCTCATCGAAGGGATGCGCGGGTTTCCGATCCACGTCTTCTCGCTGCGCTACGTCTCGGATCAGGCCGTTCCGCCCTCCGATTGCTCGGCCTCGCGTGAGCAAGTGGACGAACTCTCCAAGGGCCGGACGCAGATGGTCGATCAGCGCGACCGCGCCGTCCCGATCACCCTGATTGATCTCCAGCGGTTGCCCAAGGAAACGCAGGACAAAATCCTCAAGGGCGAAGTGCAGGAGTTGATCCCGGTCAACGGGATGGACGCCAGCAACCCGCCCGCGTTCGGGTTGGTCCGTGCCCAGTGGCCCCGCGAGAACTTCGAGTTCAACAACGTCATCAACCGTGACATCGGGGAAACGTGGTCACTCGGGCAGAACCAACTGGGGTTGGACACTGACACCAAGCGCACGGCGACGGAACTCTCGCTGATGCAGGGGGGCACGGATACGCGCATGGGTAAGGAGCAAGCGCGCTTCCTGCGGCAGTTTGCGATCGGCTGTCAGAAGCTCCTAGCCCTGGTGCAACTCTTCGCGGATGACGAGGATTACGCCCGCGTGGCTGATCCCAACGGCCAGATGATCCTCCAGG